ACGCAATGTCGCTTGTAGGAGGAATGTAATCCCAATAAGGGGTTACACCCTGCTTCGTGTGGTACCGTACCTCGCTTTGCCTAAGCGAGATATGGCAGTCACGAACGCTGCCATGAAGAAACGCTAGTAACAACCCTTCAGGGTTGTAAAAACGCCTCTTCAACTGCTTTGGAACACGGATTTCACCGTCCTTGATGGTAAGCCTTTTCGGAGAGCTGAGACGTTTTCGGTATATAACCGATTGCGTCTTCTTGCTCGATCGAAGAGACTTTCTAACCATCTCGAAAGGCACCCGTATTCCAGCATCATGGTTCTCAGCAGGTGGAATTGGTAACCACCGAACTGAGTCCACTAGCCGCCTGATCGTCCTTGGCAGGGGAATCCCTGTCTTGGCAGACCAAACGTTCAGTGCGTTGATAGCAACGTAGCGAGATTCAGGTGTATCGAGGCGCTTAATGTAGACGCCACGAACGTCATGACCCTTAAAAAAGTCACGACCCCAAGACTCTCGGAAGACACCTTCAACGAAGGACTTGTCGCTATTCACTTCAAACCCTAGGAGGTCTAGGAGGCGCATGACACGACGTGCCACGCGCGGATGACAAATGATGTCATCTCCAAAGACCCCCCAATAAGGGAGGAGATTAATGTCTCTCCAACCCTCTGGGAAAGAAATGGTGTATGGTCGAACCGGTGTTACCCGGAAAGACTTAATACACGCGACTACGACGCAGGAGAACACAAGGGTTTCTAGGGGGAACGTAAAACCGTTCCCCATCGTACTAACCATGTGTAACTCCAGTTGCTCGCTAGGAGACCCCTTTACAGGGGAGATGCGCGCGCCGCTTGGCGAACGCAGCAGCCATAACAAGTCCTTTATAGGACGAGGTAGAGCCCACTCTAGCATGGTTTTACCCACTGAGTCAGAAGCACTGCTTAAGTCTAGCGTAGCCAGACCATCAGTCAGCGATCCGACACGAGCACCTTCCTGATTGATTTGAGATTGGGACGCGATATCGAGTCCAAAGAAGGACACGAGTCGCTCTTCCAACAACCTGC